CACCAAACTTAGTGAAGTCTGCACTAAATCCAGTTGTTGTAACACCAATTATTGAACCATTTAAACCAAATAAGTTTTCGGAGTTTGTGTAAAGATACTTTCTCCAGTAAGATGGTGATCCAACTGAGAATTCTGCATCTTTTGCTTTTGATAAGTTAAGATGTTTTTCAAGAATTGTTCCTGCATTTCCTGAAATAGTTCCTTTTGCGTCAATGACTAAAACATGAACTTCATCAAATCTACCACCTCTAGCAGCAGCATATTCAGATGTACCTGGTTTATCGGCAACCGCATTCCACTTAGCAGTCGTAATTGTTGTTCCTCCTCCAACTGAAGCAGTAGTAACATCATAGGTTTGTTGATCAAACCAGTCTACTACAGAAGTAACAGATGTAGTACCACTACCAGATATTGATATGTTTCCTTCAGTTCCAAATTTGTAAATGCTGTTAAAGTCTTGTGCAGTTTCAGTATTTGCAGCAGAAACATGACTTAAGAATTTAACATCAATAGTTCCTGTTCCCTTTGCAGTAACAATACCTTTAAAGTGACCATCCAATACACTAGTACTACCAATCCCTGATATAACTGTATTAGCAGGAACTGCTTGTGTTATACCCATACCAACTGCTATTGTACTAGCAAAACCAACTGTATCAACTCCTAGAACTTGATCTGCTGCACCATCAATTATGGCAACTTTAATTCCATTCGACCATGTGCCAGGATTTTTTGCAGCAACAGTAACATCTGTAAGAGTATTTTCCTGATACCCTAATTCCTGATAGTGTTGAGTGCTTTTGATTTTTACACTTGATGCAGATCCCACATAACCATTTTTAAGATCAGTATCATCTGCTCTAATAACACTTAAACTTCCTCCATACGATAAGTATGAAGATGCCACCATCCATGTTTCGTATTGCTTATCTGTATCGTATGGTTTACCAAACTGATCAAACAAGTCATTTTCTCCCGTAATAGGAGTTGGTTCACCGACAGGTCCTTTTTCAAAAGATCCAACGATTCCACCGACTTTACCTGTTGTCCCATCGATTCTTCCAATCGTAAGATCGACTTCTCTTATTAGTATACCTGGAGATGCTAAATTTAAGGCCATCCCTTACTCCTTGTAATTCAAATTTATCTAAAAATATTTAGGAAAAAGGGTATTTACGACGGGGAAACAATACGTGAACATCACCAGTCTGGATATATATCTTCTTTTAAAATTTTAATTTTTCTTCTTTTTGTAATTCTTTTTACAGTACAAGTTTTACATTCATAAGAATATGCTGACGGTAAAGTTCCTTTGTGTTTTCTTGTCAAATAATAATCTTCAATTAAATTTTTTACTTTGCCACACACTCTACATTTTCTCTCTGAGAATAGTAAATGTTCTAATTCTATTTGTGTGTCAAATTCCATCACCGATAATCCCACATATAAGATCGATCACCATATTCATCAGTATGCCATAAATCTCCATCTTTATCAACAAAACTTTCATCATCTAACCCATCATTTATAAATCCAAAAGGTGCCATATCTTGTTCAATTTGATTTCTTTGTTCTTCATATAATCTTTTTCTGATATCATTATCGGTCATTTCTTTAAAATATTCTTGTGCAACTAACCATGCAAATAATACCAAACACATTGCTAAATCATCATTACATCCTTCCTCTGCTTCAAATGAATTATGTTTTTGTGCAAATGTAGTCAATTCTGATATGATTTCATAATCACATGTCAACAATTTATTATCTTCAATCATTGTTTTAAGATTACTGCAACCCAATTTTTTAACTGCTGCAGTTGTTCTAACACCTAATTGTGTCTTCTTTCCTGAAAATCCTTGTCCAACCACTTGACCTGCTCTTCCCCTCATAGATGCCATAAGTAGGTTTTCATATTCAAGATCAAATTGGAGAATACTTGCAACCTGATCACCAATATCATTAACTTCAACTAATAAGTATGCGTTATTGTATCCCTTTGCAACATCAAATATTACATTTGGAAACAGCATAGGTTTGACTTCATTGTTTCGATATTTTCCTACAACTTTATAGGGGAACTGCGTGACATCAAAAACTATAAATGCAGAATAATCGTTTCCTAACCCACGAGCTACGTCAACTGTAATAATATAATTATGTTCTTTTATTGGTTCTTCGTAAATATCTAATCCTGCATTTTTTGTAATTGGAGAATCATATACCATATTTTTCAGTATGGCAGGATTTATTAAAGTATTAACTGATCCAAGAAATTCACATTCAAACTCAACTTTAAATTGTTGTTCTGATGTATTGGCAATTGTTTGTTGTTTCCAAACATCATCTCTACCAGGAACTTCCGACCAGTGAACATCCGTTGTAACATATTCATTTCTACCTCTCTCAGCATCATGCCAATATCTGTAAAAATGGTTCATCCCGTGAGGGGTTGAAACCATTATGACTTTGGTGTTTTTACCAGAAGTGATAGTAGGATATACTGAGGCAAAGAATGAGTCAGCAATATGGTTAGGAACAAAGGCAAACTCATCCAAAAAAAGAACGTTGAAAGACATACCTCGAACTGCAGATGCAGAGGTAGATGCTGCCAGTATTTTTGATCCATTTTCTAACTCCAGTGATCCTTTATTCCAAGATATAATACCCTGTTGCATCCATTTAGGTAAATTCTCATATGCAGTCTGCAATCTACCTAATAAATCACGAGCAGTTGCTGCTTTGTTTGCAAGAATACCAATGTTTGTACTATCGTTGAAAACAGCATAATGTAAAAGATATGATACAGATGTAGTAGATTTACCCGTCTGCCGAGGCATCTTACATATGTTGAAACGGTTTTCATGAAACCTTTTAATTAAAGTTTCTTGGAAATCATATGGATGAAATTGTGTTAGTCCCTCATCAAGAGAAACAATTTTAATATAATTTCTTGCAAAATAAACTGGGTCATTTTTACATTTAATAAATTCAATGACCTGCTCCTCTGTAAATTCATGAGGAGTATTTGCTTTTTTTAAATTTGGATTACCAAGATATACATTATCAACCATAACTTATCAGCAATTCCAACGACGACGTGCTTGCCTTAATCTACTATCTGGATCTTTTGCTGCCTTTGGAAATTTCTTCATTTGACCTGCACTTCGAGCACAATAACTCTTTCTACGATTTGCATCCTTCGAACCTTTCTTTAATTTAGATGGTTCTGTAGTCACTGCAGTCTTTAATTTAGAACCAGGATTTCTACGACGATATGCTTCAACACCTTTTTGTGTCATTCCAGCACCACTCTTTGTAGGTCTTTTATGTCCTGACTTGACACTCATACCTTTCATATCATCTTCACTGAGTTCACTTCTCCAATCAGATTGAACTTTTTTTGCTGAGATAATATCAATAACTTCTACAAAATCATTTCCATCTGCATCCTGTAAAGTTACTGTCTCCTCTTTTTTCATCTTTTTTGCGACAGCATCCTGCTCCTTCTTTCTAAGCATTGCCTCTTTCTTTGCATTATCTTTCATCATCATAGAATGAGTGGCAATACCAACTTCTTCTTTTACACCACGTTTTGCCTTGTGCTCTTCTCTTCTCTTAGAAATTAATTCACCTCTTGTAGCATCTTTTGTAATTTTCTTTCCAGTCATAATATCAGGCATTTCACCAGATGTTCCAAACTTTCTTTTATTTCTAATTGTTGCTTTACCATAAGTTGAAGCACCTGCTTCATACTTTGCCTCTGGTATGACATCCTCTTTTGTCACACCCGCCTTTGCTCTTTCCTTTTCAGCAACACTTTTAATCACCATCTTTAACTTATTCTTTAGGGAATAAGGATTTTCTTTTTTCTTTTCTTTTCCAAATGCTGCCATCTGACCTGATGGTTTACCTGATCCTCTAGTGATTCCATATGCCATTCCTTCAGAAGTATCTGTAGTATGTTGCTTGTCTGGTTCGTTCTTTACTAAATTTTTCTTTTTCTGTTTATCTGATATCTTTGGTCCACCCATCGGGTCACCATACTCATCTCTTTCAACTTGCTCCTTTTTTACGCAGTTTGGATACCTCTTACCAAACATTGTCTTCATACCTTTCTTTTCATATCCCTTCCAACATTTTTCTGAGAATTGTTGGAATGAAATACCAGTTGGTTCAAACTCTTCTTTCTTACTACTATTACCCCAATTTGCAGCACCGACTTTACGACACTTAACTAATGCACCTGATGCATACGCACTCGGCCATACAGAATATCTTGACTTAACCTTATGATAACAGGCATCTTTAGAACCACTACCCTTACCTTTCTTATCTGCTTCAGTAAGTTCCATTTCATTTCTCCAATCAGAAGATTCTTTTTTCATTTTCTTTTTCCTTGGACTATCAGTTGATACGTATGTTGGTTTTGCAGCACCAGATTTTTGTTGTTGGCCAGGATCTGCCTTTTTCTTACGACGTGCAGCAGATAATCTTTCTGCCTTTGTCATACTTGCTCTTTTTGAGGACGATACACATTTAGGTGTTCCTTCACCAGGTTCATCACTCGCACAGGTTCCACCTGTGACTACGTTGACCCAACCACCTTTACCATCTTTAGATTTAGAACCTTTGAACCATTTATGTAATGTTCCCTCACTCATTCCTCCTCCATTACCACCACCGTTTCCACCATTGCCACTGCCATTTCCGTTACCACCATTACCATTAGCATTACTGCCATTGCTACCATTACCATTCTTTCCATTACTCTTTTTACTATCATCATCAGGTTCTAATAAACCTCTACCACCTACATGATATCCACGAGGAATAGGTTTACACTTCTTATCAGTGTAACAATAATAGTATCCAGATTTACACTTTTTCATTCTTAGGGTTCGATGCCTCTTTATTATTTAGAATTCCTTGCTTCAGCATTTTTGACAACTCAGATGTTGAACCAACAAACAAGGCATTATTTGTGACATTATTTGTAGTTTTATTTGCATCTTCTTCAACTTCTTTAACTTTTTTCTGTAAGTCCATAAGTTTGTCAGTCGTATCTGCCACTGATTTAATTAATTGACCTGCAACTTCATATGCCCTTGGACTCGCAGTTTCACCAGCAACTTCCATAATTCCATTAATTGCTTCCTGTCCTTTTTCGATTAATGAATATAAATTACCTCTTGTGTAATCATAATCTTTACTGATATCATGATTTTCAACTTTTTTAAGTTGACCCTTCTTAGCAACAACATCTTCAGGTGTAGGTACAACTTCAGAGTTGATATTTAAAGTTTTGTCAATAGATTTGAAATTATCCATTAGATATCAGTTTGCCTTGTAGGACTGTAAGATTTAGAATCAGAAAAGAATGAAGTTGTTTCACTAAATCCAAAATCATCATCTGGTCCAGCATCCACTGGGTCAGGTGTTACAGTGTATCTGACTTCTCGTTTTGCATTTCGAACGTCAGTATCAGCAGCATAATCAACTTGAACTTTCTTGATAAGACCTTCAGAGGACTCTGCAACAGGACCAAATAGATAGGTCTTTGCCGTAAATCCTAATGTATATATTAGTGCTCTTCTTGTTGAAAAATCTCCCTCATAATCGTCTTGAAAATTAATACTGTCTAAAACAATTGGTATATCTCTTTTTTCTCCAATGGATTTAACTAAATCAACTGTAAGATTGAATGATGGTTGAAAATATGGTAATATCTGTTCAATAATTTGTAGAGCATCATCATTTAATTTTGCAAGTATATTTAATTCAAATCCAATATTATATGGAACTGGCATAAAAACTTTTTTTACATTATTACCATCTGATGCTTTAAATGTTTGAGTAATTCCAGTTTTTCTTGATGAATCATATGAAACATTATTCATCTCAAAAGACATTCGAGGAAGAGTGATTCCGACTGGTTTATTTAAATCTGCTTGTTGTTCGAGTCTTGCTAAGAATTTTTGTGAAGGTCCGTATGCCAAGGGAACTTTTAATTCACTATAAGTATTACCTGATTTATCATCATGTCGAATACTAATAGCATTAAACAAGGTGCCAAAAGAAACAATTGTCTTTCGAATTATTTCATGATAGTAATAAGTTCCTAACATTAGAATGTACCAAATGGATTATTTTCTGAAAAATCGATGATATCATCTGCTTCTGTTTCGATTTCATCACTTTTATCATATTTATCAGCAAATTCTGCTGATTCTACAAAATCAACAGTATATTGTGCGGATGATGCAGATCCAACTATAATATCACCAGCAACAAAAGTACCGTTTGTTGTTCCTAATTTTAATGTATTCGTTGTCACATTCCAAGATTTAACTCTTGCTGTTGCATTAGAAACTGAACCTGTAACAACCTCATTAAATTGATATGTTCCAATACCTGTTATTACTGGTGGAGGAGAAACCGTGGCAATTCCAGTACCACTTGTGTATCCAATACCTGCATCGGATATGAGAACTTGTGTAACGGTATTGCTTGTGGTATCAATTAAAACTCTACCTGTAGCAGTTCCTATTCCAGATATGGGACTGTTGAAGAATAAGGTTGGTGCAGTAGCATATCCACTACCACTTGATGCAATACTAATATTTCTAACACCCACAGAATCTGTTACTAATGTTGCAGTTGCTGCAGCACCGACACCATAAGTTGTTGATCCAACACCCAATATTGTAGAAGCAGCACTTACAATTGTGACAGTTGGTGCTACAGTATATCCAGATCCTGCATTTGTTAATAATATTTCTTTGACAGAATTTACACCATTGATAGACGTTGTGATTGCCACTGCAGTAGCATTAGTTCCTCCTGCAGGTGCAGTGCTAATCTCAACAGTAGGAACTTTATCATAATCATATCCATCCTCATTCAAAAATATATTTCGAATATATCCAGTTGCAGTGGTTACACCTAATGTTGCTGTTGAACCAATTGATATAAGTTTTAGAGATGTAATATAACCTTGATCAACAAGAGCATCATCAATTTCCTCAGTTGTTGTGCTAAGTTGATCCCATCCACCCACTTCGTCTTCAAGTTCAAAGAGTTCACATCTAAGTTCATAAACGTAATTTTTACCTAACTGATAAAAAGGTTTTTCGTGTTCAACAAATTTAATTTCAAAAAGTCTTCCACCTAATGGAAAGAATATTAAGTCTCCTTCATTCGGTCTACTTGTAACTTCTATCTCATCTTCAGGTAAAGACTCTAAAAATGGGGAAATAAAATCTTCAAATCTTTCTTTGGATATTGTAACTATAAGTTCATCTTTTAAACTCATACCAAATTTAGTCATAATATCACCAGCTCCACCATACCCATCAAATGTGTTTACGTATGCTTCAATTGAAAAATTATCACCAAATCTAGAAGATTGAACCTCTGTAAATATATTATCCTTTTTAACTATTCTTCGAGGTAAATATTTTACCTCAACACCATAAATTTTTAACTGTTCATTGATTAAATCTTGAACGAGTCTTTGTTCACTTTGTGATCCTTGTAAGAAAAAGGGATTTAATGCCATTATAATTAACCTATAAAATCAAGAGGTGGTAATTCATACTCGGAAATAAGTCTTTCTCTAATACTTTCTAGTTCTCTCTCTGCATCATCATATATCTGTCTTCCATTCATTTCTAAACCACCTGGCAATTTAACACCTTGGAATTTAATTAAATTTTGACCCCACTGTCTTTTTATTAATGATGTGAGATATAATTTTAAGAAACTGTCATTATAAACACCAGTAAAGTTATCAGGATCTAAAATTCGATCACATTGAATCACTAAAAATGTTCCTGCATCTTGTGCAGCCCAATCAATATCTAGATACAATCTATTTTGTCTCTTATTAAATCTTATTTGTTTATCTGTTGTAAGTAAATGATCAATATCCTCAAGATATCTTTTTGTCATAGAATATTGTAAAAGATTAACAGAATTGAAATAATATAGATCATTTAAAAATAACTGATACTTAATACTAAACATTCCACCAGATATTGAACTTGTATCAAATTTAAATATTCTATCAATTCCAACAACTGAATCTGGAACCTGTATGAAGTTTGATGTTTCGTAAAAATTAGAAGTAACAGTTCCTAAACCACTTACACTTGTTGAATTCCCAGTAGTTGTGACGATTCCAACTCCAGACGTTCCCGATGCCTTTCCACGATCTATATCTTCTTGAGTTAATTCATACTTAAGATACATTCTCTCAATACCATCAAAATGTCTTTCTCCAAACAATTGAAGAGCATCATCAATTAGATCATCTGCTTGATCATCATCCACGTTGATCTCTAAAACTGGTGCACCTAATTTGCGAAAACAGTAATCAATCAATTCTTGTCTAGTACTTGGTTTAGCCATTAAAATACACCTCCATCTATAAGTGCTGCGGTTAATGTTCCTTCAACAAATACATTTTGCGTAAATGTTGCAATTCCACTGAAAGTAGAAACACCTGAAGTTACAACAAGTCCTCCATTCGTGATTCTTACACCTGTTTGTGCTGTTATAATACCAACTGAGTCTACGTTTGTTACATCCTCATATGATAATGTTCCACCAATAGAAACCATTTCAGCTGTAATATCCTGAACAGTTATACTTGGTGTACCACTTAATCCTCCAGCAGTTCCAGTTGTGTTTTGATTACCATCTGTATTTACACCAGGTAAATCTATGTTTGTAGTGCCATCAAAACTTACACCACCTATAGCTCTTGCGTTTGCTAGTGACGTTGCAGTTCCTGCATTACCATCTAAAGAACCTTTAAATGTAGTGGCACTTAATATTCCAGTGGATGGATTATATGTAAATCCACTATCAACCTCTAACTCCTGAGCTACCTGATTACCATCACCATCCACGAAGACAGGGAATACTGTTTCATCAGTAGTACTATTATTCTTCATGAATGAGAATACTGACAAAGTAGCAGTTGTTGCATTACCACTAAATGTTGTGGCACTTACAATTCCTGCATTACCATAAACAGTTACACCAGTTCCAATCTGTAAATCTCCTTGAGGACTAATTGTTCCAATACCAACTGAACCATCTTCTGTGATACGAAGTTTTTCACTGAAAGAATTTTCACCATCTCTTGATTGAAATACAAGAGTAGATTTATAGTTATTAGAACTATTAAGAACAGAAATATCAAAAATTGCTGCAGCAGCGTTAGCATTATGTGTTTGTAATCTTAATCCTGCAAATGAATTATTTAAACTAGCATCATTTCTTGCAGG